CTCCCCGCTACCCTGTTAGAGGTAACGCCAGCCTAGTGGGCTTTTCCTGGTCCACTAGACTCAGGCCCTTAATAGGGCCTGATGCTCCGCAGCTTTAGCTTGACGGCCACGGGACGTCCTGAACGTTCTAGGTGCTTCTTGTCAGCGAAGGGTTCCAATCCTCGCTTCAAGAAGTGTTTGAGCAGAGCTCCGGTACCATCAAGTACTGTTTTACGGTACTTGTAGTCCGGCACGAAGGCTTTGACATGACCCTCGTGCAGATCTCGGTCCCAGCTGTCGAAGACAGTGATAGGACCATCAATCAGTCTGATCAAACCGGAGGAGTCATCATGACCATCAGGCCAGACGGGAAGAACCCGCCTAATCTGTACGTCAAGATGCTCAGTTGTCTTCCTAAATCCCCTTTTGTAAAGGAGATTTCGGAACTCAACAAGAGAAACGATACGATGAATGTTTTCGCCGTCTCGTCCTCTCCTCCAACCCTTGCGCTCAGTCAATGGCTCGGGGAACTCTCTTCGGCACTTTACGACGCTAACGTCTGTGCCTCGAAAGTACTCCTTGCCGCAAGACTCTCTGAAGTTTCCTTTCCAGTGAGACTTGCGTTCATTGACCTTGAACCCGTAATGGGTCAAGACATCAATGACATTGATTGCATCTGTGGTGGGGACAATTATGTCATCCCCATACACTCTCACCTTACCTGTATGTCTCACGACATCCCGTAAGGTCAGTGATCGGCCTAGACCCTTCTCTATCCCTAGGAATGCTAGTGTCAAAAACACTATGCATTCTATTGGGAAGGTAAGAGCCGAACCCATCGACGCGTACTTGGTGAGGGGGATTACCCCATATCCAGGTACGTCAGCCCGTGTACTCCTACAGGCTTGTACAGCCTCTGAGAGGTCTGTAAAGCCATGGAGCATAACTTCCACGAGATGATTCGAGACACGATCGCTCGCCTCACTCAAGTCGAGTGTTGCGAGGCTCCCATCGAGGGAACCTATCCGTGCAAGGAACTGGTTATGTTCCTGAACACGAAGAGTGATGAACCGCTGCACGATGTCATCGTGCTCGCAGAGTTCCGCCATCGTCATCGAGACTGCCTGCTGTGTGTATTGCATGCAGGTGGGCTCGATAGCGATTAAGCGCGGTGTCTTGCTAGTCTTAGGAACATCGGTTACCTTTACAGGTAACTCTTGCTCCGGGCTGAGAAAAGCCACATCCTCCAATTCCGAATAGTACCGGTAGGAGGGGAGAAGGTAATCCGATGAAGGAAATACCTTCTCCAACCGCCAGGTCCA